CTATTATTATTTACTCTGGTGCTGACAACACTACAACTACTGATTTTAAGCTACACGACACTGTAGAAGGCGTAGGTTGCATCGCTAGAGATTCCGTACAACACACAGGTACTGACATTATATTCCTGTCTGAAGATGGTGTACGTAGCTTTGGCAGGACTATACAAGAGAAGTCAATGCCTATGCGTGACATTAGTAACAATGTCCGTAATGAATTAACTGCATTGGTTAGAGTACAGACTCACCCTATTAAGTCTATCTATAGTGCAGATGAGGCATTCTACTTGTTGTCTCTACAGGACAGTCAAACTATATACTGCTTTGATATGCGTGGTCCTCTGCCTGATGGTGCTAACAGAGTAACTACATGGTCTAGTATTAATCCACGTAGCATGGCTTTACTACAGGACGGTAGTGTTTACTTTGGTAGAGCAGACGGTATATTTAAGTATGAAGGACATAAGGACAACGGTAGTTCTTACCTTATGACTTACTACAGTAATCCACTAAACTTTGGTAACTCCACTAACCTTAAGTTTCTTAAGAAGTTTAACATTACAGTTATCGGTAATGTAGCTTCCAACACCACACTAGCTTGGGGATATGACTACGGTGGTGGGTTCATTAAGAAATCTTTTAACACTGAACTATCGGATACGTCTGTATCTGAGTACGGTACAGCAATGTTTGGTAGGAAGGATGACCTTGCAACACCAGAACCTGCTTACCAAGAATCTTTTTACACAACAGGCATAGACATACAGCGTCCTTCGGTTAATACAAGCGGTAGCGGTACTGTAGTAACCATAGGCATTGAGTCAACTATTAATGGCGCACCTTATTCAATACAACAAATAGACGTACACGCTCTTCTGGGGAGATTAATTTAATGAGTAATTATACAATAACAACTGACTTCGGAGCAAAAGATAGTCTTCCTTCTAGTAATGACTCTAAGGTAGTCAGAGGCTCTGAGTTCACAACTGAATTTACAAACATACAAACAGCAATAGCAACTAAGGCTGACACAGCAGGTGACACATTTACTGGTGTGGTAAACTTTAGTGCTGACGTAGCTGTTAATACCAACACATTATTTGTTGATGTGTCTGAGGCTAAGGTAGGTATAGGTACTACTAGTCCTCAAGCCCCTTTACACGTTATTGGTGATATTAATTTAGGAAAGCTAGGCAACATTAATGCGGCTGATGTTGAGATTGCATCATTAAATTTCTATAACACAGATACTAGCGGTTCTGCACCTAATAACGCGGCAATAATAAGAGCGTATTCACACTCAGCTACAGGTTCAGGCGCATATTTAACATTTGGAACATCTTTTGGCGGTGAAGCAGAAGGTGCTGATGCTACAGAAGCCATGCGTATAGACGCATCAGGCAACGTAGGTATAGGTGCTAGTCCTGATTCTAAGCTACACGTAAGTTCAACTGATTCTGTTTCTATTACACAAACACACACCGATGGAAATACGGTTTCTTTTAAACAGTCTGGAACAGGGGGTGATGTTGAGTGGCGTAATGGAAACGGTGAAGCCCTTATTTTGACAGGCTCTCAAACTCGTATGCGTATTAACTCATCAGGCAACGTAGGTATAGGTAGTACTAGTCCTGCTTATCCTTTAGAAGTCAGTAAAGTAGGTAATTCTGGTACAGGAAGCATAGGTTTAGTCCCTGATTCAGATAATGGACACACCATACGCTATGGCGGTACTGGAACAAATAACAATGTTTTAAGGTTTGTAGGTACTGGTGATGCTGAACGTATGCGTATAGACTCAGCAGGCAACGTAGGTATAGGTACTACTAGTCCTGACCACAAATTACAAGTAGTAGACAGTGTTAATGGCATTTTAGATGTAAGTGTTAATAACCAGTTTGATGACGATGATGAAACAGCCCCCAACCCATCAACAAGGTTATACCTGAATGCAGCAAGCAACAATGGCTACCTTCATGTACATGGTGCGCCTGAAAATAGTGCAGATTTACATAAAGTAGATTTAGGTAGTACAGCGACAGGTAGTTTTTTAACTTTTTCTCCTGACTCTACTGAACGTATGCGTATTGACACATCAGGCAACGTATTGGTGGGTAAGACTTCTAGCGCATTTAATACAGTTGGTGTTGAACTCCTACCAACAGGCAGAGTATATGCTACAGCTTCAAGTACAGCCCCTATGTACAGCAACAGAAAGTCTACTGATGGAAGTATCATGGACTTTGCCAAAGACGGCACAACTGTAGGGTCTATTGGTTCGAGAGGTGGAACAGCACTTTTCATTGAGAGTGGAGGTACAACAGGCACAGCAGGTTTAGATATAGATGTTGCCATTGCACCAAGAAAAGACGGTGCATTGTCAGACGGTCAAATAGATTTAGGTACTAGTGCTTATCGCTTTGAAGACCTCTACCTATCTGGCGGTGTTCACTTAGGTGGCACAACGTCAGCCAACAAGTTAGATGACTATGAGGAAGGCACTTGGACTCCTACGATTGTAGGTTCAACAAGCGGAACAGCTAGTTTAAATGTTAGTCAGGCAACTTATACAAAAATAGGAAATACAGTGCGTGTTGCTTGCTTTATAACAGGAGCAAACGTAACTGGACTAAGCGGAGCAGTACGTTTAGCGGGATTACCTTTTTCTGTATTTACCTATACTCCAGTAACCGTTACATACTGTAACTTATTTAGTTTTGATGAAGCAGACGGTATCGGTGGTTTTACAGAAGCTGGTCAGACCTATGTAAATTTAGTTTTTGGTTCTTCAAAATCTTTAATACAACATACAAGTGCTGATGCAACGAATGGAACAGTAATGTTCACCGCTGTCTACAACACTTCAGCATAAATTAATTATACCTAGTGGATTCTAGGTACGGACTAAAACAAGAGGAAACAAAAATGAGTTTAACAAAAGAAATATCAGCAGACAAAATTGAAGTAGTAACTACAGTGGAAGGTACAGTAGTACAAGTACGCACAGCTACTAAGGTATTAGAAGATGGCGAGGTGATTTCAAGTAGTTATCATCGTCATGTAATCCAATCAGGTGATGACTTTAGTTCTGAGCCTGCGAATGTACAGGCGGTTTGTTCTGCTGTATTTGCTTAGGAGAACGCATAATGAGTATTGAAGATATACTATCAGGTGGAGCGCAAGCCGCGGCTGTAAAAGAATTATACGATGATGCTATAAAAAACGTAAGAGAACTAGGAACAACAGCACAAGCAGGAGCAGGGCAACTTGCTTCAGACGTAGTGGGTATGACTGAGTTTAAACCTTTTACTGTCACTACGGGACTAGGCACGGCTACTACGACCCCCGAAGGTGGTTATACTTTAGGTTTATCTCCTGAGCAACAGGATTTACAAACTAGTGGATTAGCATCAGCACAAGGGTTCATGACTGGTATTGGTCAAGACCCTATGTCTACACTATTGTCTGGTCAGGCTCAACAGGCATTTGAAGGCTTAGGACCTAGTGCTTTAACTGGTGCAGGTGTTGCAGGTTATCAAGGCTTAGGGGCTGACCCTTTGACTCAAATGGGTGCAGGTTTGTACGCAGATTTTCAACCTAGTGCGTTGACTACTCAAGGAGCAACAGCCTACGGTGGCTTAGGTCCTAGTGCGTTGAGAGGCACAGGTATTGCAGGGTTAGGTGGCGTGGGTGGAGACCCTATGCAAGCAGAGATACTAGCACAGGCTAGAGCAGGTTTTGCTAACATAGGTGCTGACCCAAGACAACAAGCATTGTTAGCACAAGCTGATACAGCCTTTGGTCGTGCAATGGCAGACCCTAGTCAGGCACAGGCTGACCTCTACGGGCAGATAAGAGCCACACAGCGTCCAGAGGAAGAACGTCAGCGTTTAGCTTTAGAAGAGCGTATGTTGGCTCAAGGACGCTTAGGTTTAAGTTCAGCGGCATACGGTGGTTCTTCTCCTGAATTGTTAGCACAAGAGACTGCTAGACAAGAGGCTATGTCAAGAGCAAACCTATCGGCTAGACAACAGGCTATGCAAGAGCAACAACAAGCCTACGGTCAAGGTCTTGGTTTGTTAGGACAAGCATCAGGAATGAGAGCGCAGGACTTAGCTGAGG